GAAGATCCGATCTATGATTCCACCGGCACCCCGGGAGCAATAGTTCGATGGCAATTAACCACTCAAACTCAAGCGACTCTTGTTCCAGCCGCTGATAAGTCGTTCGTATCTGGTGGCACATACCATCAAGCCTCGAGCGCCTCTACTGCCACTACTCCGGGACTTCTCGTTCAACCTCCTGTTGAAACTGCGGACATGAATTTACATGAATGGACCAATGGCTATTTGGTCGGTGTCGACTCCATGTTCATGGCGGCCGATTCCTCGGTTACCTGGTCTAGTGGCCCCATCACGATCAGCGTCGTTCTAGAATGCACGTTGGAGAATGCAACTCAGGCAAACAGTGTTGCCCTGGCTCTCTCCCAACAGTGAGGGAGAAAGATGGCGCATACTGATCCCTGCACAACTTGCGCGATGATTCAAGGTATCTTGATGTCAAGGGGAGTCTCAACCTCAACTGCTCATGAAGTGGCGTATTCTGCGCCCGTCCGAAGGGCAGAGAAGAAAGTCAAGCGGAAAGTCGGCAAATACCAGAAGGTCTTCGGCAAGAAACTGAAGGCGCTCAAGAAGAAGCACCCTCGATCCGCAGCATCGGTACTGATGAAGAAGGCTCACAGACAAACTAAGGCGGCGATGAAGTGAAGAAGATAGGTGAATATACCGCGCGCGGGAGTGTCTTGGACGACGTGGTAAAGAGAATCACATTATTCGATGGCCGCTTTGATACAGGTTATAGGGTAATCAAGTTCCTTGTGTTGCCAGATATCCCAACAGACTCAACAATAGATGTCGTCGGAGTGTTGGCGACTGAAGCCGCAGCGGCAACTAGTGCATGGGATTTGGGCGATCAACGACAGATCGCATGGGCGAGTTCGCGCGGGGGACGTTCAGCGCCCGAAGATGGACTTGCGACCGTCGACCCGGATAACTTCATCGTTGAAGATTTGTTCTTTCATGGTGACAATACGGATGGGGAGGTGAACTCCATCAATTACATCATCACAATGGAGAAGTACGAAACTACCGACTGGATGGGTGCCTTGACAATGGTCAGAAACTCCGGTCAGGATGTCTGATCGGGCTCATGATGGATTGAACCATCCAGGTCTTCGTTCATTTCCCAAATCATATTGACAAACATCGTCACAAGTGCCCCGTCAATGGGGGGGTGATCGGCAAGAAAACTGAGGATTCGGCGTCGATGAGTCGCGATATTACCTCGAAGAGAACCAATCATCAACACATTGGCCTTCTGACGCAGGACCAACTCGCCACCATCGGCGAGCAACTCACTTAGCATCCTCGATCTATGGCCCCTCGGCCACTGTTCCCATACTTGACCGGCTTCCAGGGAAAGAGTCGCGCTGATGAGATGCTTCATTCAATCACATCCACATAGCCGTCAGGCTCATCTAATCCTGAGTATATGTATTCCTTCGCACAGTCTTCGCATATCCACGCCAGCAGCACTCCTTTGGCGTCAATACAGGCCACCAACTCATCGAACCTTTGGCATCTCTCGCAGAAATCCGGCTCCCGACACATACCGTGGATGTTGTCCTTCATTCACTCACCTTTCGAATCCACATACTCAAAGACCCAGTCAAGCAGTTCCTTGCCACAGATGGGGCAGAACCCCCACTCTTCTCCTATTTGCCGCAGGATTAGCCCACAACAAACATCATCATACTCGGTTGGGACTTCAGCATGCGGAGACACAAAGGTCATTTCTTTCCATGTCATGTACTTCATTGGGCTTCGGTTTTTGTCGGCCATGATACTGGCTAAACGCTGTTCCCATATAATATGTACGGTCTGAGACTCAGGTATTACCTACTTCTTCTTAGGATGGCCCCCTTTCCGCTACTGATGCGCGGTCGGGCGTGGCCCCTTAGCCCGAGGGTTGGGCTAGGCACGCATCCGGGGATCGACTATCTAGATACACGGCTAGAATGTTAATTTCCGATATCGAAAACTTTCATTAACCTCGTCGACCAGGGTAATTCATGGCAAAGAGTGATTCCTTCTTCATCAGAGCGAAAATAGAAAATAACGGCGCACTGTATAATGAGATTGAAATAGACTTAGGTTCATTTGTGAATCTAGGAATAAGCAAAAGCACGCTGCTCAGGATTCACAACATTCAGGCTCAATATTTGGACGCCAGCGCCCCCGAAGATCCGATCTATGATTCCACCGGCACCCCGGGAGCAATAGTTCGATGGCAATTAACCACTCAAACTCAAGCGACTCTTGTTCCAGCCGCTGATAAGTCGTTCGTATCTGGTGGCACATACCATCAAGCCTCGAGCGCCTCT